TTTCTAAATCCAATAATGTGAGGATAAGAGTGAGTAGAACTATGTCGTTTTACTTCTATCGCATATCGAGCTTTGTACGCCCAATAAGAACTAAACCCTAATAGGTCCTCGTCAAGAAAAGCACACTGTGAATATAAATCCATAGGGTTTTTAGTGACAGGAGATCCTGTTAAGATTCTTCTGTACGAGGCTCCTTTACAAATTTTTAAAATATTTTTAGTTCGTTGAGCGGAAGGACTTTTAATTGTAGTGCTTTCATCTACACACAACAAACTAAGAGTTCCAAGTAAATACTTCTGTAAAAAATCAACTGCTGGTTTGTGAGCCAGAGCTTCAACATTCATTAAAAAAATATCAAGACCATCAAAAGACTCGGATAATTTTTCTAAGTTTCTTGTATCTTCTTTTCTACGAGAGCTTGGAGCAACCCAAGTTGTAACTCTAGTTTCAATATGTTCTGGTAGATGTGCAGGTATCTCTAGTCGTTCCCAGTTTCTATAAACTCCTTTGGGTGCTATGATAACTGCTGCATTAATTTTTCCAGAGTCATACAACATAGCGATATTATCAATCAAAACCTTAGATTTACCTGTGCCCATCTCCATGAAATAAGCAAAGTTATCTTTACTCCAACTACAGCCTAATGCTTGTAATTGATGATTAAACGGTTTCGTTTTAAAATTCGGATACATATTCTATAAACTTTCTAATTCTGTGAGGTGGTTTATGGCACCACCTCAAGCCAATGCCTAAAACAAAGTTTCGATACAATTATTTTATATAGGATAACTTATATAGCTGTCAAGTCTTTTTTACTACAAAATGTGGTTAAGTATAATTTATCGGCTTTCATCATATTGTAAGTTCGTTCCGCATCTATGGCACATTCTTGTAAAGTGTCATAAACAGTGGGCATTATTTCCTCAACGCATGTGTTCTCCAAGGATGTAAAAGGATCGTTTACACATAACCAAATCATCATTATATATTTCATAGTTGTATTATGATACTCTTTGGTATAACTATTACAAATAGATTAGAGAATGAACAGAGTATATGTGACAACAAATACTAAGCTACCTAATGGTGGTTATAGAGATATTTCTGATTGTGAGAGATTCGGAACTCCTTACATCATGTTTGAAAATCCAAAACAAATTCAAGTAAATTCTTCAAGATTTACATTTTCTGTAGAAAAAAAATTAAAAGATTTTACCTCAGAGGATTATTTAGTATTGATGGGAGACCCTGTATTAATAGGGATTGTCTGTGCTGTTGCTGCAAAAATTACAAATAATAATTTTAAAGTATTGAAATGGGATAGAGAAAGTGCTATATATATTCCCATAACAATAGAATTATAAAGGAGTTATATTATGGGTCTTATGGATAAAGCTTTTGAGCAGTCTCAAATAAATACTTTAGACAGCTCAGATGTAAAAGATCTTGGCGAAGCATGTAACGAATTAGATAATATTCGTAAAGCAAAAGCTGACAAAGCTGCCGAGATAAAAAAATTAGAAGAGAGAGAGTTTCAATTAGAAAATGAAATTATTCCTTCTATGATAGAAAGCGCTGGCGTTAAATCATTGACGCTAACAGATGGCGCAAAAGTTTCAGTCAAAGATCAACTACGTGCAAACATTACAATGGAGAACGAAGACTTTTGTTTTAGTTGGTTAAAACAAAATGGTCTTGATGATGTTATCAAAAATAATGTTGTGTTGACATTTGGCCGTGGACAAGATTCCGATGCTACTAATATTATGAACGAGCTACAAGACAGAGGTCTGTATCCTAGTAATAAAAAAGCAGTGGCATGGAATACACTATCCAAGCTAGTCGAGGAGCAGATTTCTAAAGGTTCGATGTCTTCTGCCGATCAAGAAAAGTTTGGTGTGTACACCTATAAAAAGGTGAAGATCGAACGAAAAAAATAACAAAGGACAAATAAAAAATGACAAATCAAAAATCAAATGGTGCTGTCACCACAAAGGCAGAAACTTTACCTGCTGCAAAAATCGAGGCTCTCGAAAAAATGGCAGGTGCAGGTTTGGAGACCGTCACAGTTGACGATCTACCACAACCAAGACTAAAAGTCTTACAAGCTATATCTCCAGAAGTAGCTGGGGGCAAAGACAGAAAAGCAGTCGAAGGTGCTAAAGCAGGATTAATTTATAACAATACTACTGATTCTTGTTATCCTGAAGAGGGCATTGATGTTGTCGTCTGTGGTTATGAAAAAACTTGGGTTGAATGGCAAGAGAGGGGCACGGGTGGACCGGGCGCTCCTATTAATGTTTTCATGCCAAATAATAAACCAAGTGATGTAGTACGTGGAGATGACGGAAAATTCAGAATGTCTAATGGAAACTACCTAGAGGAAACAGCAAACTTTTATATGCTTGTTTTAAATCAAGGACCAACACCAGAAGCTGTTGTTATGTCCTTATCAAAGACAGGTTTAAAAGTTGCAAGGAATTGGGCTTATAGTTTGAAGAATGAATTTATTCAAAATCCTAAAACTAAAAAACTATTCTTGGCTCCCTCTTACTACAGGATCTATAGATTAAGCACTGAATTTACGGACAATACTAAAGGTGCTTGGTGGGCATTGAAGTTTGAAAAAGGAGATTTTCTAAATGATGAAAAAATCTTTGACACAGCTTCTGCTTTCAGTGAGCAAGTTAGAATGGGTAAAGTATCAGTGGACTATTCAGATGAGGAGAGTTCTACTACCGAAGATACTCCATTTTAATGGAACCAAGGGTCTCTAAATTTAAAGAGATCTTTCTAGGGTTGGAGCGTGCGTATGGTACGTTCCAACCTAAAGAGAGTCTCCGAGAAGATAATAAATCTGAAGGCGAAACCTGGATACGCAAAAATCCTGTCGAGGATTCTTTGTGGGAGAGTCATCTAAAAGGTTTATGGCCTAGCATTGGCATCTTTCCAATCAACGACGAAGACAAATGTCGTTGGGGTTGTATTGATGTTGATGAGTATCCTATTGATCATGTGAGCATAGCTCAAAAGATTGCTGGGAAAAATTTACCTTTCATTGTTACTAAATCTAAAAGTGGTGGCGCTCACATCTTTTTATTTTTCAAAGAGTATGTTAACGCAGGTATTGTTCATCACAAGATAAGAGACCTTGCGTCGTCCATGGGCCTTGGGCACTGTGAAGTTTTTCCTAAACAAGAGAAACTATTACGAGAGGGAAATGAAAGTGATTGGGAAGTTGGCAGCTTTCTTAACATGCCTTATCACAACGGACTAGATCAAACAGATAGATATGCTTTTGATGACAAAGGTAATGTTTTAAATCTCGATGGCTTCTTAGAAGAGGTCGAAAAGAAATCTCTTACAACAGAAGAGTTAAAAAAGTTATCACTTAAAAAAGAAAAATCAGAGTTTCACGATGCACCCTATTGTATCGAAGCATACCTTACAGAGAATGGTAAGGTGCAAAAAGGTAGTAGAGACAACTTCTTATTTCAATATGCAGTGTTCGCAAAAAAGAAATATGGAGAGTCTTACGAAGATGAAGTGCACAAGTTTCATCACAAATATTTTGAGGAAGCACTTCGACCAAAAGAAATTGAAAAGATTATTAAGCAGGCAGATAAAAAAGATTGGGGCTACAAATGTAAAGACCAACCCATGTGTCAGTTCTGTAATAAATCTTTATGTCGTATTAGAAAGTTTGGTATTGGTGAAGACAGTGTCATCACAGATGTAGGCAACGTCACACAATATGGAAACAACGACGATGCTATTTACCATATTACAATTAATCAAGAGAGCACGATTGTTTGCACAGTCGAAGAACTTTACGATCAACACAAGTTTAGAAAAAAATGTTTAGTAAAAACTAAATCAATGCCTCCGATGATGTCTCGAAATGACTACGATGCTTTTGTCACTTCGTTAGTTTCGAAAGCTATTGAAGTTAAAACAGATGAAGAGATGACACCTGAGGGACAGTTCAAGATTGTTTTAGCAAAGTATATTTCTAATCAAGCTAATGCTGTGGACATTGATGACATTCTCAATGGGCAGTGTTTCGTGGACGATGAAGAAAACAAAGTGTACTTTCGTATTGATCAACTACAAGAGTACATGCGAAACAGAAAGCATGCAGCTCTGAGCACTAACCAAGTCGCTGTGTTTATCAGATCGCTTGGTGGAGATTCAACAAAAAGAAAACTAAATAATAAACCGGGTCAGTTGGTTTGGTTTGTAGCTAACGATAAGTTTAATTCAGTAGAAAGAATAGAGGCAGAGGAGCCTGCGGAGAAAGAAGAGGACATCCCATTCTAGATCACGTTCATAAGATTATTGGTCCCCCAGGAACAGGTAAGACAACCACATTACTGAGGTTTGTCGAGGATAATTTAAAACAAGAATTAGAACCTGATCGCATAGGATATTTTTCTTTCACCAGAAAAGCTGCCAATGAAGCTATCTTTCGAGCCGTTAATAAATTCAAGATAGAGAGAAAAGAATTCAAATGGTTTCGAACTTTACATTCTTTAGCCTATCAATTTTTAGGTTGCACTCACACAGATATTATACAAGATCAAGACTTTGAAGAGTTTAAAAAAGAATTCGGTGTGGATATTTCTAATTCAATAAACGGAACTACGATGGTATCAGGCAGAGATCCAGATGGTATTCATTTGATTGATTTATATCGAGTAAAAAATACTACATTGTATGAAGAGTTTAGAAAAGCAGGGCACATTCAAGGGGGCTTTGAAAGGTTACAAAAGATAGACAAGAACTATCGTATGTTTAAAAAAAGAAAAGGCATCAAAGATTATACAGATTTAATTACAGAATTTAATAAAACAAAATCATCTCCAAAGTTAGATGTGGTTATTGTAGATGAGGTGCAAGACTTGAAAGCTTCTGAGTGGGACATGGTGAATACTATGATGAAGCAAGCCAAGACAGTTTACTTAGCTGGGGACGATGATCAGGCTATCTATGGTTGGAGTGGAGCGGAAGTATCTAAGTTGATTAATTTAAATTGTCACTTAAAAGTTTTGAATCAATCGTATAGAATACCAAGAAATGTTTTTTTAAGATCGAATAGATTGATAGGTAGAATTAAAAATAGAATTCCAAAAGAATGGAAATCGAGAGAAGCTCTCGGGACTGTCTCTAATATTAATTTTGAAAGATTAAATTTAAGAGAAAACGAATGGCTTATCTTATGTAGGACTAATTATTATCTAAATGAAATAGCTTCTGATCTAAGAGCTAAAGGATATTTGTTTGAAAAGAATAATAAATTATCCATCAAAGATGATGTCTTGGTAGCTTATAATTGTTGGAGGCATCTACAAAATCTACAAGAAGTTTCTTTATCTGATGTTAAAACTATGTATCAATACATCAGATCTGGAGAGAATGGAATTGCTCGTGGTAAAAAGAAAATGCCGGGTGCTGATGAAGAGAAGAAATATAACTATGATTTATTGTCCAAAGAATGGGGGTTGAAAGTAGATATTAAAACTCCTTGGGACGTTGCACTCAGTGGTATTGGAGAGAATGAGGTTAGCTACATGAGGCAAATCTTAAAGAGAGGCTATGATTTAGATAAGAAAGCAAGTGTAAAGCTATCTACAATTCATGGCGCAAAAGGCGGGGAGAGTCAGAATGTTGTTTTATTTTCTGACATATCCAAAAGAATCGTTGATGAAATGGCTGTAAATAGGGACGATGAAAGAAGAGTTTTTTATGTTGGTATGACTAGAGCCAAGGAAAATCTTTTTGTTATTCCCTCCACTTCACAATATGAATTTGAGGAGATACTAAGATGATATTTGAACAGCAGATGGATCTGCTAAAAAAACAAAACAAACCAGAGTGGACAAGACCTAAGTTTCCTGATGTCACTCAGATAAAACAAGTAGCAATAGATTTAGAAACATATGATCCTGAGATTAAAACTCTCGGTGGTGGGTGGGCAACGAACAAAGGTTTTGTTGTAGGTGTTGCCATATCCTTTGAAGGGTTTGACGGATACTTCCCGGTACGTCATGAGCGAGGGGGAAACTTTCCTGAGGAAGATGTAAAGAAGTGGTTAAAAAAATTATTCAAACAAGATCCTATAGTCATATGTCATAATGCCGTTTACGATTTAGGTTGGCTTCGACGTTGGGGTGTAGAGTGTGATGTCACTAAAGTTTACGATACTTTAATAGCTGCTCCATTAGTTGATGAAAACAGATTTAGTTATAGCTTAAATAATTTATCTAAAGATTATTTAGGAGAGAGAAAGCAGGGAAATGTTTTAGAAGACTTTGGTAAAGAGCATGGATTCAAGGCGATAGAAAATATGCATTGGGTTCCTGTGGAATACGTAGGAGTTTATGCAGAGCAAGACACTAGACTTACTTATAAGTTGTGGGAGGTTCTAAGATTAGAAATACAAAAGCAAGGATTGACCGATGTGTTTAATTTAGAAACAGATCTGCTTCGTCTTTTATTGGAGATGAGATGGAAAGGTGTCCGGGTTGATTTAGAAAAAGCAGAAGAAACAAAAAAGTTTTTTAAAAAAGAAGAAGAAAAAATTTATTCTAATATTAAAAAAGAAACAGATATTAAAATTGATGCTTCTGATATTTATACAGCGGCTTCTCTACAAAAAATATTTGATAAGCTCGGAGAGAAGTATGAATATACAGAGAAGAATAAGCAGGCAAAAATTAGTAATGAGGCGATGAAAGAAAGTGAGAATCCTTTGATTCAATCTCTTTCAGTAGCGAGAGAATACAACAAAGCTCACACCACCTTTATTGATTCTATCTTGAAACATCAAGTGGATGGCAGGATTCATGCTGAGATTAATCAGCTCAAGGGAGAGTTTGGGGGCACGGTCAGTGGGCGGTTGTCCATGAACAATCCTAACTTACAACAGGTCCCTTCTCGCAACGAAATCATAGGTCCCAAGATACGATCTTTGTTCCTACCAGAAGAGGGAGAAAAGTGGGCTTCTTTGGATTATTCTCAACAAGAGCCTAGATTGCTCGTGCATTATGCCAAAAAACACGATTTAGAGGGCGCTGAGACCCTAATTAAGTTCTTTCATGAAGGAAAGGACTTCCATCAAGTAACCGCTGACATGGCGCAAATATCAAGGAAAGAAGCTAAGACCATAGGATTAGGATTAATGTATGGCATGGGGATTGCGAAGTTAGCTGCCTCTCTAGATATCAGCCAGAATAATGCCAAAGCTTTGAAGAAAAAATACAATGACAATGTTCATTTTTTAAATAACATAATTGTTCGTGCTACTAGATACACAGAACAGAATGGATATATCAACACACTGCTTGGACGCAAATGTCGTTTTGATTTATGGGAGAACAAAGACTTCCATGACAAAAGAATGATGTCTCATGAGAACGCCAAGAAGACTTGGGCGTGGAACGAAATGAAAAGAGCAGGGACCTATCGTGCATTGAATAGGTTAATACAAGGTTCAGCAGCAGATCAAACCAAAAAAGCCATGGTGGATCTGTGGAAAAAGTTAGGCATGGTTCCTATGATTCAAATACATGACGAACTCAACGTCTCAATAGCCAATGAGACCCAGGTGACGGAGATAAAAGAGATAATGGAATCTGCTGTTGAACTTCACGTGCCCGTTAAATGCGAGGCTAAATTAGGAATCAATTGGGGAGAGATAAAATGAGAATATCTTATGACAACGGTAAATTAAATTTATCCTTAACTAATGAAGAAGTAGATCACATTACTGATAATAAAGGTAGAAGTATACCGATGGATATTAGTTGGTTAAAAGTTTTACACGAAGACATATCTAAATGTGTCTTGGCTCATTGGTCAAGAGTTGAAGTATGGGATGCATTGGAGTCACATCAGAGGACTGTAAAAAGCATGACTAAAAATAAAAAATAACATTATATTCCCCTTGAAATAACAAGGAGATAATAATGTTTAATTTAACTAATAAAGCAAAAGATCACTTCTTAAATTTTTTTAAGAGTGATGATAAAAAAGAAGAAGAGTTAATAGACTTCTTAAAAGCAGAATATAAAAAAGACTGGAAAGCAGCTTACGCTTGGTATTTAGAAGAAGGTACTTTACCTAACTATATTAGGAGGACGCTGTAATTACTGGAAGACTTCCTTGTCCTCCACAAAAAGGACAAGGCTTGCCTTCTATTTCTCCTGAGGCATTACATTCAATACAGGGTCTAGGTGTTTGCAACTATTTCAGCTAAAGATTCACAGCGCTTCGGTGTTTGTGAATGCCATCTAGAATCTTTCATTTCAGCCGCCGCAGTTTCCCACTGCTTGACTCTCATCGCTTTCCACATTTTTTTAAACTTTGATACCCCGGTAGTTCCAAGTTGAAATACCATTTCTAGAATAACTTCGCCTACGTGTTGTGGTAAGTCGTGTCCGATGTTGTCTTGTATCAACATATCTGCTCCTGCTGCAGCTCTGTTTAAATCCATTTCAAATATTTCCATGATTTCATCCATAGGTATCTCTACCCCTTCAGCAAATCTTTCCCTTTCATGTGGTTGAATGAGATGCCCGATGCCCACAGTGGCCTTTCCTAAACTATCTAAATACATAGATGTGCGCAGGCCTTCGTGGTCCTGTACTCGTGCTTTCAGTGCGTCTGTAATTTTAATCATTTAGTGCCTCCTATGCCCCAATTACTTTCGTGTTCGTCTTTGTTTTGTTTTCTTTTTCTGTGCTTCAATAAATTTTCTATATACCGCAGCGGGTTTTGTTTTACCAGCAACCCTTGCTCTTTGCTCCATCGCAATAGCAGCTTGAGTTTTATGAGCGTGCGTTCGACCGCTTCTACGAATCTTAGAAACGCTACGGCGAGCTGATGATGCATCTTTAAAACCAAGTCCTTTAATTGTTCCTTTTGGATTCTCATCGGTATAGAGATCCGAATGTAGTTTAGATTTAGCGGGTTGTCCACTTTTTCTTGGTATTCTCTTCATTACTTTTTAGAAGAAATAATACCACCGTACATCTTCTTATCCATTAAACCGCCTTCAGCAACCATCGCTAGATAACGATTAGCTATATCTGGCTTATTTTCAAATCGAATAAATCTTTTTAATAGTTCGTCCTCTTCTCCGGGATCAACTTTGTCTCCTACGCCTTCTTTTACAAAGCTCACATAGTTGTCAAATGAATCTGGGTTGGTTTCTTTAGGTGCGAACTCTCCTATAATTTTCTCAACATCTCCATCGTATCTATCTGTTTTAATTTTTAAATCATTCTTAGCTGCCGCTATTCCTGTTTCTGCATCGGGAAATACTGCAAAGCCTTCACCATAAGTTTCGCCTGTGGTCCCTGCTTGTCCCACATCTGTTAAATTTAAAGGGTTGTTATACTTCGTTACTTGTGTTCGGTCAGTATTTAAAGAAGCTTGATCGTCATCAGAAACAATCGTTGAGCCTGTCTCTACCTCTACATCCCCTGTGTATTCTCCAGCTATAATCTGTCTTGTGATTTGATTTACTACTGATTGAATTTGAAGTTCGTCAAATCCTTGATCTTCTAAACCCTTTTTAAGGTCTCCAATTGTTTGCTCTCTTCCCGGTATTTTTGTAGAATCAGGTAAAGGTTCTTGTGTGTTTGGATCATCGACAGAGATAATGCCTGATTTTTCTAAATCTCTTTTAAAATCACCAGATTCTACATAGTCATCACCCGCAGATTCAACAGATATTTTTGGTGTAGGTAAAGCTGTTAAGCCTGCTCCTGCTTGATAGCCCGAGCCCGGAGCTCTTAAAAAAGCTTCTTGCTCTGCTCCTGCTTGATAGCCTGATCCAGGCTGGCTTATAAATCCTAAATCTTTTTCAGCTTCTGCTACTAAATCTCTAAAATTTTTTACTTGTTTTACTTTTTCTATTTGAGAAGCGAGAGTATATTTATCTTCGTTATCAATGATCTCTTTTTGTACATCGGTTAATTTATTATACCCATCTGTAGCTTTGTTATATCCATACTTGATAACTTCATTTATAGCTCCAAGAAAACCAAGACCTCCACTCAATGCTTTCTCTCCCATGGCACCTAAAATTTTTCCACCAGCATAGGTGACATCACTCATGATCTCACTAAACGTAGGACCATATTTATTAGCTAGTCTCATTCTTTCGTCAGCTACAGTTGTGGTTACATATTGACCAAACGTAGGACTTGATGAATCAGTATCAAATACAGTTGCATCCTTTGCTTGAGTTAAGCCTTTTACTACACCAGTGACGTTGCCTTCTGAATCTACAATGTTTACTGGCTTAGTAAATTTTTCTTTAAAAGAAGCTATTCCTTCCGCTTGTTTTCTTCTACGATCTAGTCGATCGTCACTTATATCTGGTCGATTATCAAAATAAGTTTTACGAGTTATTTCTCTGTCTAAATCTCTTGCGATATCTGCCTTGGTAGTTCTAGCTCTACTAGCGTCAGCTCGCATTTGTGAAAATCTACTTGTTTTTTGTGCGAATGGTGGTGCCATTATGTATTCCTTTGTTTAGCTAACTCTTGATAAATTGCGTCATCGCCTATTAATGTATCAATTGCTAGAGCAGAATCAAGGTTTTGTGTTCCTCCAAAACCTGAAACTACACTACCTGCTGTAGAACTTATCGGTTTGGTCGTGGTCGGTGGGGCGGGAGGCGTGATCTCTTCTTGTTTGAACCCTTCTGGTATAACAAAAGTTGAATCAAAATCGCCATCGTTAACATTAATTTTCATATTATTTTTTCTAATTTTCATAATCTCTGGATACGCTAGATTAAATGGATTGACTATATCTCTACCCAATTCTTGTCTTAGTTCTCTAAAGTTTTGATTAAATGCCTGTCTCACACCTTCCCCTGGAGTATAAGGTAAGTATCTTCCTGTAATTATAGCTTGTCTTTCAGCTTTTGTGACACGACTTAGTTCTTTTAAAACTTTTCCTCTTTTAGCTCCTAACAATAATGCGTCTTTGTATAGGTTGTGCATCTGTTTAAAGTTTTGAAATCTCACTCTTTCTGATTTAATGTATTGATCTACAATTTCAGCAGGAGAAACAAAACCTCCTTTTAATACATCACCAACAAAAGATGCTCTTGCACTATCATTCTTTTTATTAAAATCTGTTACTATAAAAGGCATCGCTTTTACAGGATCAGCTTCGATGGCTCTGAACCCAAAGATACCGCCGAACTCATCGCTCATATCAAAAACTTGTCCATACTTATCTGGTCGTTTATCTGTCAAACCAAAGGTTCCTGCTTTAAATAATCTATTTATCTGACTTACTGAACCAGGAGCAAATGTTTCTAGAACATGCATTCCTCCTTTATAAATTTTTTCTCCTGTAGAATCTCCAGGTCTAAAGACTTGTCGACCATCTCTTGACCTTCCGTTTCTTGCAACGATGTCTGCAAAAGCTTCAAAGAAAATAGACTCTGAGATAAAAGGTTTTGATAATTCAAAGAAGCTAACTGCTCCAGCATCTAGTAAATATTTATTTAAACTTTCTCCTGACTGTTGTCCTTTAGCTGCTTCATTAAGGATTGTATTTACAGGTCTAATCAGTGTGTCGTATGGAAAGATATAACTTAAATCCATGTATTTTACTTTACCTGTTTCTTCATCTCTACTGACAGGCATCAACAAACCATTAGTTGACCAAGAAGGAACAAAACTTCTAAGTGCTCTCATCTCATCATCAGTCATATTAGCTAATGATTTACCAAACTCCACTAGCCCAGCAGGGACAACTGCTGCTGTTGTAGCAACACCTGCTAATCTTCGAAGTCCCGTTTGTTTAAATCCTTCAACTTGTAGTTCTCTTAAACCTCTTTGAATTGTGTTGTAGCCCGTTCTAATAATCTCAGCCGGGAAAGCTACAAAGGTACCGAGAGGTAATCTTCTTAATGTTTTAATAAACTCTCCTACATATTCGTAGTTAGGTATGTTGTGTTTTGTAATCTGAGCAGCCATGTTTTCATAGAAAGTTTCTAGTAATTTATCCCCCTCCATTTTAACTCCTCCAGTCATATTTAAAAATTTACCATCAGGACTTATATCAACCACTCGGTCAAAGATAGGATCATTCCTTGTTACCTTTCTACCAAGAAGTTTACTGTATGCCATGAGATTTTTAGGATCAAAAATATTATCTGCTGTCACCCCTAATGCATCAAAGTTCTTTTTGATAGAGATTAGTTCCGCTTCAAAATTAAAATTTTTCCATAGATTATCTTCAGCTAGGTAAGCACGTCTTGCTTTATCTGCTAATTTAGAAACGCTAGTTAAAGTTTTGTTCATACCTTCATTAAAGTTGCCTGTATAAAAATCTGTTCCTACATCCTTTGCTAATCTATCTGCCTCTCCAGCCACAGGGTTTGTGCCATTAATTCCTAAACGAGCGTTTCTTAATCTTCTTGCTTTATCTAATGCGCTGTTGCCTGTTACATCTTTTAAAGCAGCTCTGAAAAGCCTCGCTGTTTGAGCAGGGTTTTGAAATAAAATATTACCATTCATGGTAGTAAATAAAGCTGCGGATATCACGTTTCTAATATGAGTAAAAGGAGAGTAAATAGTTTTAGCTTGTTGAGATAAACTCTTTGGTACTAATACCATCCACTTGTATAAATTATTTAGAACGCTGTCTTTTAACATTTGATCGGTGCTATTGATTGCGTCAGCCACTGGTTTAAAAGTATACTTACCATCTAATACGCTTGGAACTATATCAGCATTATTAGTTTTAATTTCAACTATGTCGTCCTTTAAGTTATCAAGATTTAAATTAACATCTTTATACTCTGGTAAAATTTTTATTGCATCAATAGCATCTTGCTGTGAATCGAAAAATAAACGACTTTTCACTGCTCCCCCTGACCTTGGCATAATCTTTAGAGTGTCTTGATAAAGTTTATTGTGAGTTTGAAGTTGAGCCATTATCTGTGCTTGTTTAGAATTTGTGTTAGCGATATTATAAAAAGGATCTTCTATTTCTCCTAATAACTCTCTAATTACAGGGTTTTTCAAAGTTCTTTGTTTAAATAATCCTTCATCTAATTCTATTTTTGCTTCGTCTTTTAATAGTTTTTTAAAACCCACCATACCGATATCAGGCTTGTCAAACAAACTTCTACCTCTAGTGTTTACTATCATCTCAACAGCCTCTTTAGCTTTTTGTGGAGCAGTGTTTTCAAAATAATCTTTGGCATCTGCATCTATTTGTTTTTCAATGCGAGATTGTAGTTCCTTTCCTCTAGCTCTTTCTACTCTAGGATCTACTCTTTGAGGTTGAGCAGCCTGTTCCTCAGCGAATTTAGCTTTTACTTTATTTGTAGCGGCTCTTCTAGTTTCATCACTATTTTTATAAGCTTGAGTTAGGGCGACTCTATATACTCTTTCCGCTTTTTTCATTATTTCTGCTGTGGGTCTAAACTGACCATCAGAAAATAATTTATTCATCAATCCCTTCTCTGTTTTAAATATTTTATATTCTCTGTTCATATATTTACCTAATTGAGTAGAGAATGTGTTACTTAATTCTTCAAGTGTTGTTTTGATTTCTCTAACTTTGTCTAATTCTTTTTGAGGTAAGCTAGCCTCATCAAGAACATCTTTAGCCTCTTTGATTAAAGGCTTTAAAAAAGATTCGTTAAGTCTTAAAGAATTCAAATCTATTTGATATCTGCTTTCATATAATAAATTTTCTAATTTTGTTATATCATCGTCGGACGCTTTTAGAGTATTCTTCATATAGTCATGAAGTCTTTGTCTTTTTTGAAAAGCAGGGTTGTTAACTTCAAACTCTCTGCCTCTAGCGTTGACTTTGGTTTTTGTTCTTGGAATAGAATAAGAGGTATTCGCTGCAGGGCCGTCAACGATAAGTCCTTTTT